CTTGCGGAACAGACTGCACCCGGTCAGGGCCAGGACGGCGATGACCAGGAACAGGCGCACAGGGTCAGCGGCCTTTGAGGGCGTCGAGGAGGGATCGGCCCTTCGCTTCGGCCGACTCAAGTTTCGCGCGGTGCTTGCGCGAGATGAGAAGACCAGCGACGACGCCGGCGAGGAAAGATAGAATTGCGGTGATCATGTTAAAGGCTTCCACGATAAATAAAGAACCGGCCGGACTGGTAAACAGACGGCAGGGAAGGATTCGTATTTTGAAGTTCCACTTGAATCTTAATGTTGAAAGCCCCTGAACCTCCAAAGGCGGATGTTTGGCTTATGTAATTAGTATAAAAGTAGGTGCTGCCTGCGACACTTGATCCTAATGGAAATGAAATCATCAGGTTGTTGGAATCGTCATAAACATAAGCACTCACATTCAACCCAGAATACTGTGTATTCATGTACTGGTACGCATTAGTCATTAACATGCTGTTATACATGTCGCCGATGGCGCCAAATTGCAGAGTCCAAGTAAATGTCTCGGGATCTGCACCGTCGCCAGTAACGGTCAGTTGTTCAATCTTAACAAAGAGAGGGATAAGGTCGGCAAAGTTAAACCCGAAGTCATCCTCAGTTGCGCCTCCAACAGCTGCCGTTGTCTGAACGGTAGAGTCGGGGAAGGTGATGCCTGTTGAGGTAACGCTCATCGTTCCCGCCCCGAAGTTTAGTCCGTTGAGGGCGCTTAAACTAAATGACTTATATACGGCGGTGTCATAATCGTTGTACGTTCCTGTAAATGAATCAGCTCCGAAACCGTTTTGTTTACTAAGGATAACGTAAGGGTTACCAAAGCCGTCGGTGCCGTAAGAAGACTCACCGGTTCCTTGTCCATCGCTGGTCATTACCGACTGTCTGAAAAGAGTTCCCGGAACGTTTTGCAAACCAGCAGTAGCAGACACCGAGTTGCCATCAAGTTTTGATCCACTGCTAGACGTTCCCGACTGGACGTAGTTAGATCCAAGTTCAAGGTTTCCGCTTCCTGGAATAAACCCGCTAACGGCCGCCGTGGTCTGCGTCGTGCCGTCCGGGAAAGTCAGCCCAGTCGGATTGACGATCATGTGGCTTGAGCCGTCGTAGGTGTCGAGGCCGTTGAACTGAAGGACAGACCCCTTGGTATTGTCAGCCGTCAGCTGCACGCCGAAGAAGTCGCCCGCCATCTCGGTGTCGTGGGTCGAGCCGACGCTGGTGATAGACCCGGACATTGAGCCCCCAGTCTTGGCCAGATAGGCCGACATGCCCGTCAGGGTCTGGTAGGTCGAGGCCGCGGTCGTCACTTCGAGCTTGGCGTTGAGCGCCGTCGCAAGGTCGGTCTGATTGCCGAGCGTGCCGGTGATGCCGCCCCAGGCAACGGAGGTCGCAGGGACAACGCCGCCCACGTTGACCGTCCAAGAGGCGTACGTTCCCGACCCGGTGTGGTGATTGATGTCCACGGTCAGGACGCCAGTGCCAGCGTTATACGTCAGCACCTCTCCGTGCATATGGTTTGACGCGTCGTAAGAGATCGTGATGTTCTGGGTCGGCGTGTAAGAGAGGCCGGTGCCAATCGTGAAGGTTTTAGTCGTATTGCTAAGGGTGTTGCTCGTCGTCGAGCTCGTCAGGTATCGGTCGCCGGAGATGACCACATCCCAAGCCGCGTTCTTTCGGGCATACTGCGATCCGTTCGAGGGGGCGTCGTTGACCACAGCCAGGGAGCCGAGGCCGAGGTTGGTCCGAGCCGTGCCGGTGTTCGCCAGCCCTGCCAGATTCCCGGCCTTGGCCAGATAGTCCGACATTCCCGCGAGGGTCTGGTAGGTAGACGCGGCGGTGGAGGTCGTCAGGTAGGAGGACATCCCAGCCAGAGTCTGGTAGGTCGAGGCCGCCGTGGCGCTGGTCAGGTAAGGGGTCAGCGCCGAAGCCGTGAGGAACGCGGAGGGATTGCCTGTCAGGGGATAGAATCCAGCCGTCACCCAAGACTCGGTTGCCAAGCCCGACAGGTTGAGCGTGACCCAGTCGGTCGCGTAATCGACGCCCGAGGTTTTCTGCAGGAACTGGCCTGAGGTGCCGCCTACAGGAACGCCCTGACCAGGACTGCCAGCCGGTCCAGCGGGTCCTGTGGCCCCTGTGGCCCCTGTGGCCCCTGTGCTACCCGTTGGGCCCTGAGGCCCGGGGACGCCGACACTGCCCGTCAGGGTGCCCGGAATGTCTCCGAAGGTGTTGGTCGTCGATGTGATGGTGCCGGATGACATAGAATTAAACTGTGACCGAGTCGATTACGTTGACGCGGAAAATCTGCGACCGGGAGACAGTGCCGCCCGGAAACACGAACTTGATGTCCCACTTGCCGAGGCCGATCGCCCAGTCAGCGGTCGAGCCCGGGTAGGTCACCGTAAAGGACAGGCCGTCGCCGGCCTTGGTCACCGTCATCGCGTAGACGTTGCTCTGGCGGTCTTCGAGGGACGAGCTGATGGTCGTCGTCAGGAGGTTGGCCGGACCCGTCGCCCCGGGCGTCCAGGTAAAGGTGCAGGCGAAGGTGTTACCCTGCGATAGGCTAACTTGATTTGTGCAGCTCATCGGGTCTTAACCTTGCCCCGATTGGAAGGGGGGGGTCAGAAGGCCGTCAGTTTACCGATGGAGGTGATGGGGTCGAGCGGCGTTGTGCTTCCCGTGTTCTGGGATCCTGTGTCGAAGAAGGTCGAAGTAAGGGCATAAGAAGTGCCTGTCACGGCGACCAGTTCCCCAATCATCTCATTCTTAAACTCAGTTGTTGCCGCAGTACCAGGGAATGTTGGATCGGTTGGAACCATGAAGAAAGTATAATTACCAGACCTCATGGCGCTCAAGATGGTAGGCTGTTGGTCGCTTATGCTTTGAACCCCACGCGGCCACCTGATTAATCCGCTTCCAGTCGCAGCCGATTTTTGACCTGAATAATATTCGATGGTAAAATCATATACCAAATAATCGTAGTTGCTCTCAAGGCACCACGCGCAACGGAACTTGCCCCAAGTCGAGACCGATGAAGAGCTGCCTACGATGCTTCCCATCAGATGCGGGCGTAGTAATAGGTCGCCGTCGCGGTTCCGAGCTTGATGCGGTCAGCCCAAAGCGAGCCGGTGACGTATTGGTCTACTGAATAGACTCCACTGCCGAGCGAGTTCACCTTAGCCAAAGCAAGGTATCCGTAAGTGTCGGTGTCGGTGGGAAGGGTTCCACCCGTATTGAACACGGTCGGGTAGGGGTCGTCCGGGTCGTAAGGGCTGATAGGCGCCGAAGGGGGGAACTGATTGGTCGTGGCGTCCGGGCCTACGCGGAGGTAGACGATGCACGACGAGGTCGACGCGAAGTCGAGGATTAGCTGATAGCCTGTCGTCAGGTCGTCGAGATACTCGAACTCCTCTTCCGTCTCGTTGTAGACCTGTGGCATCAGGTTGTTAAATGTGCCAGGGCAGATCTCGTAGGTGACGATCGTAGACTCGCCCACCGTGACCTCTTGTACGTTCTTGACCTTGAAGGGCGAGCAAGTGTCCTGCGCCGCCCCGTCATACATGTCGGCGAACTCCCTCTGGATGCCGAGTATCGACTGATTGTTAGTCGTCGAAAAGACGTAGCCGTCTCCGTTGCGGATAGCCATGGCTTAGGAGGTGGCGGCGTAGTAGACCTTACGGCTCCAGCCTTCGTTGCTGTAGCGTACCTCGTAGGAGATTTTCAGGACAGACCCAGCGTAGCGCTCGATGTTTGCGTTAGACAGCAAGAGCTTGGGGCCGAACTCCCCATCGCCACCGGCACCGACATATGACGGGATGATGGAGACGGAGAACACCCCTCCCCAAGTCCCGTTGTTCGAGGACGCTCCGAGCAAGTCGACGAACTCAGCCGGTGCGGCCGTGTCGGTCGTGTAGAAGAATCCAGAGAAGGTCGTCGTCGGCGTGAGGTAGTTGGTCTTGCCGTAGAGCTCGCGGACGGTGGGGTCGACGAAGCCGATGAAACGGCCACCGCTGGCTTTCTCGAAGCAGGCGCCGTTGTCCCCGATGCGGGACTTGACCGGGTTTCCTGTCGGGCCTTTGACCGTCGGGCCTAGGTCGCTTTCAGGATAGTCAGGAGGGTCTCCAGGGGCGGCGTCTCCGCGTCCGGCGATGGGGCCTTCCCAGCCAGCCGCTTGGTCGAGGAAATTGATGTGGGTCGTGATGTTCTCGGAGCCGAGCGAGTTGCTCGCGATCATCTGCGGAAGCGTGTAATTGCTTCCCGTGTAGGCCGTGTCGATGCCCACATAATCCACGGTGATGGTGGCGATGTTCAGCGCGTCGTAGGAGACCCCGACCTTGTGGGCCTTCATGTAGGTGTAGCTGGAGTCCGGGTGGGAGGAGCCGATGACGGCGACGTTGAAGTTGCCGTTCTGGTCGGACTTGAAGACGCAAGTCCCGGTCATCAGGCCGAAGCCGTCCCCTTGGACTTTCCATCCTGGTTGCAGGATGGCGTTCACCATTGCGTTGCCGTAGTCGATGCGTGCCATGTTAGTAGATCAGAGAGTGGACATAATCGAGGCGCTGTATTGCGCCTTCAGTTCTGTCTTGGTGAAGTCGGGGGCGGTGCTCTGCTCTCCCTTGCTGGCGATTTTGTCGAGCAGTTCGGTCTGCTTCCGTGCTTCCGCAAGGGAATCGTCGAGGGCTTGAAGCACCGGGTTGGCGCCGACGCCGACGACGTTGGAGAAGCCCTCGGGGGCCTTGAAGGAGTTTTCCTTGGTGGCTTTTTCGTCTTCAAAGATTGAGGCGTACTTCTTGCCTTCAGGGCTTGCCAAGAATGCTTCTAAGGCACGCCTTTGCATGGCAGGGTCTTTCTCAATAGTATCTCCGGAGCCAGGCCTAATTGTCCGTCTTGCATGGGGAGCCAATCTCCTACCTTCTTCCGTTTCCTCAAGGAAGCGCCGTGTGAGTTGTTCGCGGCCAGCCTTTACTTCGCGTTCTTCCTTTTCTCTGGCGTCCTTAGCCTTAAAGAAGTTCGCCATTTTTGTTTCTTCATCAGTAGCAAGTTTGGTTTTTCCTTCGGCGATTCGGTTTACGCCGTCAGTCGCAAGTTGATTGGCTTCGGCGATGGCGTTGCTGACAAAGGCGATGATGCCGGAGATGATGGCAAGGGGGCCGAGGAAGGACAGGAATACGGATGAGATGGTATTGCCGAAAGACTTACCGATCTTGTCGAACTGCGTCTCGACCTTGCCGGTGGCCTTGGTCGTGGTCTGCTCGACGGCGCCGCCCGCGGTACCTACCTTGACGGACGAAGCACGCTTCTCCAGGCTGGTGATGGCTTCCTTGGCGCGGTCGACCGCCTGCGGGACATCGGAGGTAGCCTTGATCTGGACTTCAAGTGATTGGGCCATCGGTGGTAGGGGGGCTTTCCTTTGCAGGATTGGAAGCGGAGAAGTAGGCTTCCCGGGCTTCCTCATCGGCCATGAAGGCTTCCTCCTCCGTGGACATGATGGAGACATCGGCACCGTTGCGGACACCGAAGGCCGTGTTAAGCCAGATGGCCTGACACTCGGGCATCTCCCAGGCACGCTGCTCGGGTATCCCGTTGGCAATCAGTCCGGCCACGATAGCCAAAGGCCACGGGATGTTCTTGCCGTTGCCGCCCTTGGTCTTGGTCTGTTCCCAGAACTTAGGCCAATGACCGACAAGGATGTAGGACGAAAACAAGTTGAGTTGGCGCTGGAACTCCTCGGGGTATCTCTCGAGCTGCAAGACCCGCCAAGTGTCCCTGATGCCGAACTTACCGATGGGCTCCTCGGCGCACAGTTGCACGGCGAGGATAAGGTCTGCGGGTGTGATCGCGCGATGGCTGTCCACCAGCGGTGATTGGAAAGCCTCTAGTCGCACGCGATACTTAAGGCACCAGGGGTAAAGCGTGCGACCCAGAATCCTAAAAGGAGCCGGGTCGACGTAGGCGTTGAGGAAGCGTTTATCCACTACCCTCTAGACTGCCCCCCTTTCGGGGGTGTCAATTACGAGTAGGTGATACCTTCGAAGTCGACCGCCGTAACGGTGACAGAAGTAAAGCCCTTGTTGGTGCCCTTGTCATCGACCTTGGTCACGACTCCCGCAAACGAGACTGAAGCCGAGCCAGACGGATAGGCAGAGAGGGTGTTGACCGTGAAGGTGATGGTGGCGCCGAGGACAGGGATGGAAGAGGTCTTGGCGATGCCTTCGATGGTGATCTCGGACTTGCGGTCGTCCAGGCGGTGCGTCTTCGTGATGCCCGTCTCATCGACGACCATGGCCTCGGAGTTGAACGAGGACGAGAGGCTGTAGCTCTGGACGAAGAGGTTAGCGACAGTACCCGCGACTCCGTAGATGCAGGTGGTTCCGTTTGAGATGGCGGCCATTTGTAATTGCGGGCTTTGGAATTGGCTTAGGCGGGCAGGACCACCAGCACGTCGAACGAGAAGGAAGTCGCCCAGGAGCGCTCGTCGATGCCTTCGTCTTCGGACTGCATCGTGACGTCGTAACAGGCCGCGTCGGTCGAGGCGACGAAGGCCGCCTTGATGGAGGTCAGGTCGCGCATATTGCCGGACAGGGCGGCGCAGCGGGCGCGGTGATCGGCGAGGGTCGTGTCGTCGGCGTTCGAGAAGAGGGTGATACGGACCGAGCAGCTGAAGTTGCCTTCGCCCTCGGGGAGGTCGGCAGGGCTACGGGCGGACTCGCAGAGGACCACGGCCTTGGGCAGGGTCTGGGTCGCGGCGCTGTCCCCGGTCAGGAAGGTGACGGTGGTCAGCCCGGTCTGGGTGGATAGGTAGGTGGCCAGCGTGGCCTCTACGATGTGGCGGATAGATTTGGTTCCCATGGTTATTTCTTGTTAAATGAGTCGACGTCCTGCTGAAGCAATCGTCGGACGCGGGCGGGCATCTGTTTGACACGGTTGCCGTAGACAAGCCCAAGGGTGTTAGCCTGGTCGGCTATGCCGTTGGTGTTGCCGTCGGCGTTAAAGATGATGATGTCGACGTCCTTAGCTGAAGACGAGATGGTGTTCTTTCCCTGCACGCTTTTGTGGCGCGTGATCCAGCCTGCGTTCAGCAGTTTGACGCCATAGTCTTTTGGCACGCCGTTGATGACAGGCTTGGGCAGGGTACGCAGAGCCATCGCCCAGCCTGACTTGATAGCCCCGACCGTCTTCTGGCGCTGCATGACGTAGCGGTCTAAGTCGCCTTTCTCTTCGGCCACAAACCTGTTCATCGGAGAGATGCCGCTGACATTGCGGCCTGACTTCCATAGCCTTCCTCCCTCGCGCTGATAGACAGGCTTAAAAGCCGAGTGGATTTCTCCGATGGACTGAAGGCTGGCTTGATTAAGAGATTGATTGGCGACCTTAGTCCCGATGCGGTTAAAGTAGTTGCGCAGTTTCTTGAAGCCCCAGACAGTTCCAAAGCCGTTGTAACGGTCAGAGAGCATCCGGGCCAGGAAGCCGTTGCTGTTAAGAATCGGGGAGTTCTTGGCCGCAACTTTCCAGAACAACGAGGCGTTATCCGTAAGGGCTAGGGAGCCGAGGCGCTTGACCACCCGGGCACGCTGGGTGTCCTTCGTGCCGCCAGACATTGGGACGACTACCTTGCCGACGTCTCGGTCAATGGCCTGCTCGCCTGCCTTCTTCGCGGCTTTGGACAGGCCGTCACCCCCGCCCTTAGCCAGGGGAGGGGTAAAGGTCGCCGCGTCACTGCAAGCCAAGGCGGCCTGTTCCAGCGCCGCGTCTCGTAGGGTCTGCTTGGACTTAGAGGCGTACTTCTGGATGGCCGCCATGAAGTCCGCGTAGGACTTGGGCTCGATGACGACCTTGACCACAGGGGTTACTGGTTATCGTCGATGACGACGAGCGTGATCCATGCCGACCCGGGCTTGTAGGTCTGGGTCGTGATGCGGACGGTCTTCCCGCCGGCCACGATCTTCTTGCCCTGGGCGAGGCTGGCGATGGGGACGCCTGCCGACAGTAGGGCCGCCGATGCCCCAATAGACCCGTCTGGCTGGCTCCAAGAGGCCGTTACAGCGGGGAGCCTGACCGAGTACTGGGTCCGCTCCATATACCCCCCTGCTTCGAGCACGGTCGAGACGGCGGGGTCGGAGATGAGGCAGGAGAAGGTGATGGCACCAGAGTTGGCCGACCCGGCCACGCCGAAGTCCGCCACCATCTCTTTGGCGTCATTGAGAAACTCGGTTCCGTAGAGGCTCATCCTATACTTGCCCGGATTGGTAGGGGGCACAAAAAAGGCCCCCATTGCTGGGAGCCTCGTTTGTTTGCCTTGCGGCGGCTGATTAGGCCGTGGTGAGGCGGTTGAGCGAGGTCGCGCGACCGACAGCGGCACCGAAGAGCAGCGTGGCGGTGACGTTGTAGTAGCCGCTCTGCTCCTGGCCCATGAGGACCTGGACGCCGAGGCCGGTGTCGGCGTCGACAGCGTTGGCGACTTCGAAACCCGGGATTTCGGACATCGGGAGGGCCGAGGCGACAGCGATGGCGTCAGCGCCGCACGAGAAGCCAGCGAGGCTTTCCGCGTTGGCAGGGAGGCTGTTCCACTGGTAGACCGAGGCGCCAGCGAGGGTGCCGATCTGGCCGGAGGTCAGGATGCCAGCACCGAGGACGGAGTTACCGATGATGGTAGCGTCGGCGAGAAGGCCGTTAGCGTAGGTCGGGTTAAGGATGAACGCGCGGGGTTCAGCGGCCTTGGCGGCGTCGAGCACGCCCTTGGAGGCGACGACTTCAGCGTAGGTCAGGCCAGCGCCGGTGTTCGTGCCAGAAGCGAAGTTCGCGACGGTGATTAGCGCGCCGATTTCAGCCAGGCACTTTTCAGCGAGGGCGTTGGCGGCGGTCGGAACGAAGGCGTTCGAGAG